AAGACTTGGCAAGGTCAGGGGCCGCAATGGTTCATGGACTGCACAGTGCCCAGCACACAATGACAAATCCCCATCTCTTGCAATCAGAGAGGGTGAGGATGGTCGGGTCTTGCTCCATTGTTTTGGGGGATGCGAAACCATCAATGTCATTCAAGCCTTGGGCATGGACATGAATGACCTATTCCCTCCAAGGAGAGAGTGGAGTGGTGAGACCCATTCAACCAAGCCTATGAAGCCCGCATTTTATGCAAGTGACTTGCTCAGAATTATTTCTTTTGAGTGCTTGATTGTGTCCATTTGTGCCTATGACATGAGTCATGGCAAGAAGATTCAAGATGAGGATAGGGAAAGACTAAAGGTTGCCCAACAAAGAATTGAAGAGGTGATGCACTATGCAAACATCTAATGTTCTTCAGAGGGCAAGAGAGTTAGATGACATGAGGAAAGCCCGAATCCTTAGACCTGATGAAATTGATTTTGACAAGTACCTCAAATCAACTGATTTGACTCAGAAGATTAAAGAGGCTCAGGTATACATTGAAGAGTTGCAAGCAGAGATATTGAATCCTGTGCATGAGAAGTTTACAGTCATGCCTTGGTCAAAGACTCACTCAACCTTTCAGTTTAGACAGGGTGAGGTAACCCTATATGCGGGATCAAATGGTGGTGGCAAGTCCCTTATCACAGGGCAGATTGCCATGGGTTTGATGAAGCAGAACCAAAAGATTTGTATTGCCTCATTTGAGATGAAACCTAAGAGGACTTTGTATCGGATGCTTAGGCAGTTTGCAGGTGAGAACATTGATGCCCCAAGATTTATAGGCAAGAGCAAATACATAGATGACTTGCTTATTCGGCTTGGCTCATTTGTGGATGAAAAGTTGTGGCTCTATGACCAACAAGGAACCGTGACTTCTCAGCAAGTTATTGCAGTTGCAAGGTACTGTGCCATGGAGTTGGGTGTGCAGCATTTCTTTGTTGACTCATTGATGAAGTGTGTAGCGGGTGAGGATGATTACAACGCACAGAAATACTTTGTAGATGAGTTGACTGCTTTGGCTCGAGACCACAACATTCACATTCACTTGATTCACCACATCCGCAAGTTGGCAAGTGAAGAGATCATGCCAAACAAGAATGATGTTAAAGGCTCTGGTGCTATATCAGACCAAGTTGACAATGTGCTAATGGTGTGGAGAAACAAGAAGAAAGAACATGATATGCACCTCAAGGGGACTGCTGACAAGTTTGCCCCTGATGCCATGTTGATGTGTCACAAGCAAAGGAATGGTGAGGCAGAGGAGTGGTACAACCTTTGGTACAACAAAGAGAGTCAGCAGTTTGTAGATGCATCTGATTCTGTGCCAATGGCTTTTGATGACAAGGGGGATTTTTGAGTGACTTATTCACGCGATGGGGAGAAGGAGAAGGAGAAGATGAGTTTCGCCATCGTTGTCTCGTTCGCGCCATCCTCAAAATGCGCCTACAAGATCGTCAGAAGGCACACGTATGGATCAATGGAGGTGTTAACCGAGTTGGTAAGCGTGTCAAAGGCTGGAATGAAATGCATCCCGGATCAATTTTGGAAAGAGATATTCGGGATCAATGGGACAAGGGAAACCGTGGATCAGATGGTGAATGGAAATAAAAGGCAAATACTTGAGTTGAATGAGAGAGAACTAAAACGAAGAAACAAGGAAAAAAATGATTGAACTAACACTACCTTGGCCACCAACGGTTAACACCTATTGGAGACAATTCAATGGTCGCACCATACTGAGTGCCAAGGGTCGTGAGTACCGCAAAGCAGTAGCCGATCAGGTACTCATTCAAAGGGGTGCAAAGCATTATGACTTTGCCCTCAAAGTAACCATCAAGGCATACCGACCTGACCGCAGGCGGCGTGACCTTGATAACTTATTCAAGGCAGTTCTTGATGGCATGACCCATGCAGGGGTTATGGAAGATGACTGCTTAATCGTAGACCTGCGAATCTTTTGGGCAGAAGAGGTTGGCGGGATGGTCAAAGTAACAGTAGAAGGAATAGAGTGATGGAAGAACCTAAATTGATTGATCTTTTTGCAATGCTTGCATTACCCGCGGTGATCAATGCATTCAAGGGTGAAGAGTGTGATTCGGCAGCATTGACTGCTTATGAGTATGCAGAGGAGATGATGAAAGCGAGGGAAAAATATGTCAACAACTGAGCAGCTAGATTTCTTTGAAAGTGAAAGAGATTTTCTTGCAGAGTTAAAACGCAATTGGGCTAAGACCATTGAGGGGGATGGCGGTCATTGCCCATGTTGTGAAAAGTGGGGGAAGATCAATAACTACAACCTTAATGAGACCATGGCGGCAACTCTTAAGTGGATGACAGTAGCATCAACAGACCATGCCGGATATATTGATATGGGAAGTAAAGCACCGAGATGGTCGGTTCGTGCTAAGAACTTTACAACTATGAAGTTTTGGGGTTTTGTAGAGCCTGCACCTAAAGCCAGGCCCAAGGATAAAAAAGTTACAGGCTTGGTCACTAAGACTAGTGGCCTGTGGCGTGTAACAGAAAAGGGGAGAGCCTTTGTTTATGGTGGCTTAACAGTACCAATCAGGGCTTTTGTGTATGACGACAGATTTTTTGGATGGGGTGACAAGATGACCACATTTGAACGATGCTTTGGGCGCAAGTTCAACTATGAAGATGTCATGGCCACCAACTTCAATTGGTTTACTTTAAGGAGAGACTGATGGACACCATTTTTAATGTCCTATTTATTTTCTTTGCTCTATCAGGATTTATTAGTTGGGGTTTAGTTTTTATTTTGTTTTGGTTTTATTGGGCAACCAATAGTTTCAGAGGAGTGAATGATGAGTGAAGACAGAGACCCGCACAAGGCGGTTGACTACATCTTGCTCAATGGCAAGAACTTTGCCCGGGCTAAATCAGAGCGCATTTACCTTGAGGAATTCCGCAAGTCCCTTAAATCAATTCTTATGAAGCGATCAATGGAGAATTCTCTTGGCGCACAAGAGCGAGAGGCTTATGCCCATGAGGAGTATTTGCAGTTGCTCAATGGTCTCAAGGCGGCGATAGAGGCTGAGGAGAAACTCCGCTGGGATTTGATTGGCGCCCAAGCCCGAGTGGAAATATGGCGAACAGAACAAGCAAACAACAGAGCAGAAGGAAAGGCAACACTATGAGAACAGAAGAAGATGAGGCATTTGAGGAGTTGGAGCAATCACTTGGTTGGCGCAAGCGACAGATTGTTCAGCGTCAACTGAGTGCTGAAGAAAACATAGCCCGCAATGAGGTTCTTGAAGAAATAGCCATTGTGTTTGACAAAATGAGGTCTTCTGGCGATACAGCTGCATCCTTTGCGGCATATGTGCGAGGTATGAAAGCATGAATTATTTATCCGTGTGTTCAGGCATAGAGGCGGCATCTTGTGCTTGGCATGATCTTGGTTGGAATCCTGTTGGCTTCTCAGAGATTGAGAAGTTCCCATCAGAAGTGTTGAAACATCATTACCCCCATGTCCCTAATTTGGGTGACATGACTAAATTTAAGGAGTGGAATCTTGGAACAAATGTCAATGTTTTCGTCGGAGGAACACCTTGCCAGTCGTTCAGTGTCGCCGGACTTAGAAAGGGATTGGATGACCCGCGTGGGAACCTCATGCTCACCTATCTTGCAATTGCTGACCGATTTCGCCCCAAGTGGTTGGTTTGGGAGAACGTCCCCGGAGTCTTGTCATCTAACGACGGACAAGATTTTGGCACCTTCCTTGGAGGGTTGGGGGAACTCGGGTATGGGTTCGCATACAGAGTTCTTGACGCTCAATACTTCGGAGTGGCCCAGAGAAGGCGTCGCGTGTTCGTTATTGGACACCTTGGAGACTGGCGACCTGCCGCGGCGGTACTTTTTGAGCGCGACAGCTTGCAGAGGAATTCTCCGCCGAGCCGACAAAAGAGGGAAAGAACTTCCGCCTTCTTTGAAAGCAGCCTTGCTCAATACCGCGCGGCAGACGTTGGAGGAACCCTCAAAGCAAGCGGAGGAGTCCTTGGAGGAGGAAGCGAAACTTTTCTTGCCCAACGAGTTGATGGATCAACAGATGGACGAGTC